CTGCTGCTGGGCATCGTGACCATGATCCCCGCCAATATCAAGAAGTGGATTCGCATTTCTGATGAAGCCGTGGCGATGGGCGGCGAAGCCTTCCTCCGCTATGTATATGACGAGCTGACCTATCAGATCATCAAAAAGCTGGCTGGCGCTGTGGTCGGAGATATTGCAGGCGCTGGTGCAACCAATACCGCGACCGCAGTTGGCGTGACGAAGATTACCGCTGCTCCGGGCATCAATACCATTCCGACAGCTGCCGCCAACCTGACCGAAGAAGCGCGGAATGTTGTGGTCATCATGAACCGCCTGTCTGAAGTGAATTTCCGTGCCGCCTATGCGGCTGGCAGTTTCGCGGTTGATCCGTTCATGGGCCTGCCCCGTGTTTATACTTCCGCGCTTCCGGCTTATGATTCCGCGTCCGCGAATGCTGTCTATGCTATCGTTGGCGATCTGGACGGCGTACAGGTCAATTATCCCGAAGGTGACGGCGTGGTCATCAAGTATGACGAACTGACCGAAGCTGAAGAGGATATGGTCAAGGTGGTGGGCCGTCAGTATGTCGCTCATGCCGTGACTGCTCCGGGCCGCTTCGTCAACATTGCGAAGCCGAGCGGAACCTGATATGAGGGTGCTGTTGCTTCGTGACAGCCGGATCATGCACAAGGCCGGGGAGATCGTCGATGTCTCCCCGACCGAGCATGATTTCCTGCTGGATGTACAATCCGCCGTTGACGTGCAGGATGACAAGCCGGAAGAAGAACCGAAGCCCAGGGCCAGAAGGAGCGCAAAGAAATGAAACTGCTGATTGCTGTGCCAGCGCTGGATTATATCAACGTTGAGTTTGTCAAATGCGTGACGGCGCTGGTTCAGCGCCTTGACCGTGACGGGGTGAATGTCGATGTAAAGATTCTCTCCGGCACTCTGGTATATGTGGCGCGTGACAGGCTGGCGGCACATGCAATCGGCGGCGAATATACGCACGTCCTATGGCTGGACGCTGATATGGTTTTTGACGATGAATTGCTCTATGATCTGCAATTCAGCGGAAAGGCGTTTGTTTCCGGGATCGCCCGCTCAAGGCGGTTTCCTTATACAAGCTGCCTGTTTAAGAGCCTGTCAACGCTGGAGCGGTTCGAGGAATACCCCCGCGATACATTCCGGGTCAGCGGGTGCGGTTTCGCCTGTGTGCTGATGCGCACCGACCTGTTAAAAGCGGTCAAGAAAAAATATAACACTTGTTTCCTGCCGACATCAAGCCTTGGGGAAGATCTCGCGTTTTGTGAACGGGCAACTTCTGTCGGCTGGGAGATCTGGGCCGAACCGGGGGCGCGGGTGGGCCATATCGGGCAAATCACTATATACCCGGATGACGCGGAAGCGCTCAGAAATGTAAACGGGGTGAAAATCAATGCTTGAGAAAGTAAAACTGGCAATGGCTATAACGTCCAATGCCTATGATGAGGAAATCCAAGATTTGATAGACGCTGCCCTGCTTGATTTGGGCGTTGCGGGCGTAAACAACGCGCTGATCCATGACAAAATGATTCAGCGGGCAGTTATCACCTATTGCCGAATGATGTTCCATTCCCCCGCAGATTTTGAGAATCTGCGCTGGGCGTATGAATCATTGAAGGGACAGATGGCAATATCAACACCCTATACCGATTGGGGGCCTTTGAATGGTAAGAGCGGATGTCCTTACACTAATATCTGAGACACCAGCAGCGCACGGGCGGTTTGATACGCCAGCGGAAACGCGGCGCGAGGTATTCTGCACCGTGCGCAGCGTAGGGATGCGCGAGGCATACGAAGCCCTCTCCCACGGCCTGCGGCCAGAATGGGTGTTTGTATTGACACATAGTTTTGAATACCAGGGCGAAAAGCGCTGCGAATTCCACGGCATACCGTATACAATCCTGCGAACGTATGTAACGCAGGCGGACGGCATCGAAATAACCGTTGAAAGAGGTGATCAAAGTGTATCAGGAACTGCTGACAGCGCTGCGGGCGCTTAATATCCCGTTGGCGGAATATGCCTGGGATACGCGGCCTGATACGAACTATATTGTTATTGCCATTGACCAGGAAGCGGGCAGCCTGGAAGCTGACGGGCAAAAGGTCAATCAAGCCCCACAGGGGACGGTTGATCTTTTCAGCTATACCAATGACCGCGAACAAATGCAGGCAATACAAGACGTTCTCAACAATTTTGACGGCTGCGCCTGGTATTTGAATTCCGTACAGTATGAGGACGAAACCCGGCTCTTGCATTGGGAATGGGTATTTAGTCTGGAAATGTGGTGACGATATGGCCAGGGTCAGAGGCGTTAAGGGCGGGGAGGAATTCTCCGCCCTGTTAAATATGGCAGCGGATAACGCTATCACAGTAGCCAAATCTGCCGTTTATGCAGGCGCTGGCGTATTGGCGGACGCAATCAAGGCGGAAATCAGAGAACTGCCTGAGGAATCCGGCTATATGCAGAAGGGGCATAAACGCAACGTAATTGGAACATGGGATAAAGCCATCCTGGAGCAGCGCCTGGGCGTTTCCCATATCGAGGCCACCGGAGACAGGGCGGATGCCGTTGTATCTTTCGCCGGATATAACGGCAGGCCAACAAAAAAATACCCGAACGGCGTTCCGGTTCCAATGATCGTGCGATCCATTGAGAGCGGTTCCAGCGTGCGCGAAAAAAACCCGTTTATCCGTAGAGCATTCAACAAATCAAAATCAGACGCCTCGCGGACAGCCATTGACGCGGGGCAAAAGAAATTAAACGAAATAATCAAATAATGGAGGTCTAAACGCTATGGCAAAAGTGGGTCTGTCTAAACCTTATTATGCCAAATATGCAGCAGAAAACGGCGTTGTCACCTATTCCGGAGGCGCTTCCATGGGCAAAGCCGTTAATGCCAGCATTGAACCGGATGACAACGACACAGAATTTTTTTACGCAGACAACGGGCCTGCGGAATCCGCCCAGGTATTCAGCGGCGGCACTCTCAGCCTGGAAATTGACCGCCTGGTTGCCTCCGTAGTTGGGGACATTTACGGCATTACTCCGGGATCGTCCACCACACCGACCGGAACAACCCTGGATTTCAAAGCGGATGCCGTTATCCCCTATGTGGGCATTGGCCTGATCGTCAAAAACATTGTGGATAATCAGCCAGTATGGATGGGCATTATTCTGACCAAGGTTCAGTTTGTTACCCCGTCCTTCGACCTGACCACCCAGGGTGAAACGATTGAATTCTCCGGAAATGAACTCAACGCAGCCATTCTCCGCGATGATACCACGAACGGACATTGGATGCGCCTGGGCTATTTTGACACCGAAGCGAACGCGGACACCTGGGTCAGATCTATGTTGTCCATTACCTAAAGATAACCATAAAAGGAGCGCACTTCATGAGAACATCATATATTCACATTGGCGGGAAAATGTACATGCTATGCATGTCAAACCGCGTATTAACTGACTTAGAGGCCAAGGGCCAGAGCCTGCAGGAATTCCTATCAGACGATAAAAAAACCATCACGAATATTTGCTGGCTTATCCGGCGCATGAGTGAGGCGGGCCGCGCATATGCCAAATTGGCCAATATTGGTGACTATGAGGCCATCACAGAGGACGAAATCCTGGATGTATCCGGATCGGATGATTACGAGGAATACATGCGGGCCATCCTGGAGGCGGCCAGCGGCGAACGGAAAGTAGACGCTGAACCGCCAAAAAACGCAGAGGCCGCTCACGGGGAGGCCCTAAACGGCTAACCAGTGAGTGGTTTCTTTGGTATGGCCTGGAAATGGGCCTGACGTTGGAAGAAACGATGACCCTTCCGCTATCGTTGTTATATGACCTGATAGCCATACACCAAATCAAAAAAGAGGGCTACAAGTACAAACAGACGGCAGCGGAAGGGCAAATTGAACTAATGCAGATGTTCAGAACGCTAAAATAAAGGCGGGTGAGTAAATGGCAGCGAAAAGCACAATTTCATTAGGCATTGAGGTCACAGGTGGGCAGGCATTCAAAGCGGAATTAAAAGCCTGTGACGCGGAAACAAAGGCATTGTCTGCCGAAATGACCCGCCTTTCACAATCGTTAAATCCCCTTGATAAAGGCTTGCCGGGGATGGCTAAAAAATTCTCTGTTCTTGGTCAAAGCTTACAGACCAGCAAAGACAAACTTGTAGCGTTAGAGGGCGGTTTGAAAGGGGCAAATGAATCCCTTAGCAATCTTGCGACCGAACTTGAAAAGGCCAAGGCAAGCGGAGATTCTGCCGCGATTGAAAAAGCAACTGTCGCGTATGAAAAGCAGCGGGCTACAGTTGCCGGACTTGAGCAGAACATGGCCCAGACCCGCACACAGATTGACCAGACGAAAAACTCAATGTTGCAGATGGTGTCCGGGACGATCAGCGCTGGTTTTGAAAAGCTGAAAAACGCTTCGGCAGCACTTGCACAAGGCTTGGTTGCTGTTGGGAAAGCGGCAGCGGAAGCGGCTGGCGCTATCATCGACAAGATGAACAAAGCCGTTGTCGGTTTGACTGCTGCCGGGGCGGCTGTTATTGCTGGGCTTGGCAAAGTGGGCATTGAATACAATGCTCAGATGGAAAATTATGTAACGAACTTTACAACCCTTTTAGGGAGTACCGAAGCTGCCGCGAAAAAGGTTGAAGAGTTGAAAAAGATGGCGGCTCAGACGCCTTTCGGCATGGAAGACTTAGCGCAAGCAACGCAGACACTTCTTGCGTTTGGCGTCGAAGCGAATAAGACAACGCCGATCCTCAAGGCGCTGGGTGACGTGTCCCTTGGAAATAAGGAGCGTTTCCAATCCCTGGCCCTTGCTTTTGGTCAGGTTTCGTCTGCCGGGAAGTTGACCGGGCAGGACTTGAACCAGATGATTAACGCCGGATTTAACCCGCTGGAATATATCTCACGTCGCACAGGTGAAAGTATGGAGCAGCTGCGCGACAGAATGAGCAAAGGCGGGATCACGGCGAAGGAAGTCGAACAGGCGTTTATT